TCTATGGCTCCTGGGATACGTTAAGTGGAACGAATGTTGTTATACAGGAAGAATGGATAAGACAGGCGAAAGCGGTTGCTAATCCCTATGAACGGCCGCCTCGAATAATTAGCGCAGACATTGCAAGATACGGTGATGACGCTACTGTCATTTATCTCATGGAGGGAACAGATATAGTCGATGAAAAGATATTAAACCAAAAAGATACTATGACCACCGCTACAGAAATTGCCATATGGGCGAGAGAAGAGCGTCCTGTTTTAATAGGCATAGATACAATTGGCGTAGGTGCTGGTGTGGCAGACAGGTTGCGACAATTGGGGTATGAAGTAATAGATATAAATTCTTCGGAGCGTTCTAAGGATCCGGAAAAATTCATTAATTTAAGGGCGGAAATGTGGTGGACGGCGGCGGAGAATTTTGCGGATAATAACATTAAGTTAACCTGGGAAGATGAGGACTTAATTAATGAGCTCACTGCAGCAACTTATGAAATCAAAAACGGCAAGATACAAATAGAAAGTAAGGACGACCTGAAAGCTAAACTGGGACACTCTCCCGACAAAGCTGATGCCTATATTCAAGGACTTTATTTATTACAGTTTGCGGGCATGTTCAAGACAATCAAGGAATACGAAGATTGGGGATATGCTTATGCGGTCAAACATTCCTCTAAGTACTCTGGACTATAAGAAGGTGATTAAGTGGCTAAAAAGAAACTAAAAACTAAAGGTGAAGCTTTAGTTGAGTTTGTTCTCGACAAATATGAGTATAGTAAAAACGAACTGGCGGGAATACGTTCTAAATGGTTAGAATATTACAACGATTACCGGGGGACAATTGCCGAAGGGAAAGAACCCTGGCAAGCTAATTATATTATTCCTACGCTTAAAGACGTAGTGAGAACAAAAGTTCCTCTCTACGCCAATATTTTATTTGCCAATGGGTTGAAGAGCTGGGATATAATTCCTGGCGAAGAAGAAGATGAAAAGGTTATCCCTATTCTTAAAGACGTTATGATGTTCCAACTTGAAAACTGTGGGAAAAATAGGGGTGGCTTTTTCTCTGTAATAAACGAGTTTTTAACCCAGTTTGAAATATATGGTTATTCAGTGGCTAAAGTTCCTTGGAGGGTAGAAAAAAATAAAGGAAAAATTATTTTTGAGGGCGCAGATATAGAATGTGTAGACATTTTTCAGTTCTTTCCCGACCCTAATACTATCGATATTTCCTCCTCGTGGTGTATAGTGAGAAAGAGGGATGTTTTTGTATCCTATTTAAAGCAAATGGAAGCTCAGGGAATTTACCATTCTATCTCTGAGCTAAAAGATAGTTCCCAGCCTTATGAAGACGGAGACCCGGAGACTTCTCGAGACCAGAATGATAGAGTTGAACTACTCGAATACCATGGGGAAATTCCCTTAGACCTTTTAAAAGGGAAAATATCTGATGAAAGTTTAGTTAATCCCTACGACGACGAATATGTTAAAGCTATTGTTACTATTGCTAATAGAAGGGTATGTATTAGAAATGAAGTTTATCCCTACGATAGTGGAACGATATTCGCTGATGCCTCTAAAGATAGATTACCCGGGGAGAGTATGGGAACTGGAAGTGCTGAAGATATTCAAGCATTAGCTGCTGAATTGACTAATGCTCATAATAAATTGAGTGATTGTATTAATTTAATTGCCAACCCAATGGGGATTATAAACGCTAATAAGGTTCAAGGGGTTTCTGGTGGAACAATTATCAGTCATCCAGGAAAGATGTTTTTTGCTCATCCTAATGTAGATAATGTAGCCAATGCTTTGCAGTTCATTGACACCCGGGCGCAGGCTTCCAGTTTAAGCCCCCTAATTACTTTTATAAATATGATGGAAGAAAAAATTCAGAAAGTTACTCAAGCAGTTCCCGTAATTTCAGCTATGCCATCTAAGAAAGGATTACCCGAAACATTAGGAGCTACTTTGATGATGCAAGGAAACGCTGCAGAACTCATTAAGCATACAGTTAGGCATTCTTTAGAACCCTGGTTTCAAAGAGTTTTAGAAATTATCTACAAACATACTTTACAATTTTTTTCTGACGCTACTGCTTATAGGGTTTTGGGGCCGGAAAAAGCAAAATTATGGGAAGAGGAAAAACAGAGAAAGAAAATTAAAAAGGAAGATATTAAATTAACTGGTAATCCAGATTTCAAACCTCGTGGAGTTAGTATTTTTAATGAAAAACAAACTGAAATTGAAAATTTACTTAATTTCTTGCAAATTTCTATGAACGCAGTTGCTCCCCAGACTGACGCCATGGGACAACCTATGTTAGATGCCGAAGGAAAGCCGGTGGTTGCTCCGTTAGTTGACCAGCGAGAAATTATCAAGAGGATTGCGGACAAACTGGGCTTCGAAGATGTAGAAGAGCTTATTCCATCTCTCAAAGAAGAAAGAGAAGCCAGAGAAATCAGGGCTCATGAGGAAAAACTAAGACAGCGACCACCGACTCAACAAACACCACAAACATTATTACAGATGTTAGGTGGTGGAAAATGAACCCCATCGAAATTAGCGATAGTTTAATTGCTCTTCTTAATACTTCTGGTTGGCAAATTCTTAATAATTTATTCGAAATGAAGAGGCAAGAATTTATTGCTTGTTTAGTTAAAGAAAAAGACCTTGATAGAATTCATTACTATCAAGCTGGTGTTCAGGTAATTGATGATATTTTAGGTGAAATAGAAGGTTTAATAAAAACTGGTATGGAGGTAAAAAATGGACAAAGACAAAGCCAATAACCCCTCAGAGACCGAATTTACCGAACAAGTAAATTCGACAACCGATGAGCAGGCTGGCAAACAAAAAAGTCCAGACACAATGACTGCGGAAGAGTTGAGAAAGGAAATTCTCTCAACTCAAACTTCTGAACCACGTAAGGAGGCTGAAGTTGAAAGCGAGAGCATAGAGACCCCAGAAGAGGAAGAGATACCTGACGACCTCAAGGATAAGTCTCGAGCTGAACTCGTTAAAATTTTAGTCAATTTACGTAAGCTAAAAGGGCGGCAAGACCAAGAATTAGGCGAGCTCAGGAAATTTAAGAAACAACAAGAAGAGCTGCAAGCTCAAATAGAAGAGCAGAACCTGAGTGCGTCTGCCCAAAAGATAGTGAATGCTCAAGTTAAGGGTATGACACCTGAAGAGAGAACAGCGTTTTATGACAAATTCGCTGAAGACCCCGAAGCTGCGCTATTGCCCTTAATTCAAAAAGCAATGCATCCTATCTTAATTCAACAGGCTAAACAAAATAATGAAGCAGTAATAAAGAAGTTAAAAGAAACTACAAAAGACAGTCTTGTCCCCTATGATGAAGAGGGAGTTAACAAAATAATTGCCTCTTATCAGAAAGGTAACCGAAATGAGCTTTTTGATAAATATGGTTCAGAAGCATTTCAGGTGGCATATGATATTTACTTTAAACAAAACATAAACTCTGCCGTGGAAAAGAAGCTTGCCGAGGAAAGAGAAAAACTTTCTAAGGAAACTAATGCAAACCCATATGTAGAACCACAGGGTGTCTCTACGGCGAAAACTACCAAGTCTACTGACTATGACAAAATGAGTTTTGAAGAGCTCAGAAAGTTGGTAGGCGGAACTAAACTATAAGAGGTGAATTAAATGGCTAACTCTGTTGCAACTACAACTAGAACTTTAACTGCGTTAATGAAGACGTACTATGATAAATTATTACTTGAAGTAGCTCGACCTAAAATGGTTCTTGACCAGTTTGCTGATAAATCTCGAGACATTCCGAGACACGAAGGGCAAACTATTAGCTTTCAACGTTTTGTTCCTTTAGCTCCAGTCACTACTCCTACCAATGAAGGAGAACAGCCCGACTATGTAGAGTTGGAAGCAATGAATATTGAAGCTACGGTGGCAAAATATGCTAATGCAGTAAGAATTACTGAAGAGGTAGAATTAACTGCTCTTTCCCCCGTTCTAGAAGCTGCAGTAAAGGAATTAGGAGAGAATATGGGACAGAGCTTGAATAGACTATACCGAGGAGCTCTGGCGAAATTCCTATATCCTATGAGAGTTGATAATTCTGCAACTTATGGCAAAAGCTGTGTAGCAACTGGAACTCCCGCTCCCACAACTTCTACCATAGCCTCAACTTCTCTTACTGAGGCGAATGATGATTTCTGGAAAGGAGGAACGATAGTAATAACCTCGGGACAGAATAAGGGCTACAGTGCTCACATTGACGGCTTTGCTGCATCAACTCATACTATCACGTTTTCTCCAGCCTTAAAGGAAGCTTGCGACGAGGGTGATACTTTCCGAGTTGTTACTTCTACTGGAATTACTTCAACTAACGTAATTACTTGCTCTGCAGTAGAAAGAGCGGTAGCCTTACTGAAATACTTCAACGCCCCACCTTACGATGGGAAATACTACATAGGGATAATTTCACCATTCGTTCAGTATGACTTTATGCAGGACAGTGCTTGGGTGAATGCTCATCATTACGCTCAAGATACTGCTCTATTCGATGGTGAAGTTGGTAGATGGGGTGGAGTTAGATGGGTAGAGGATACTGACCCTTGGTTAGAAGCTGCAGGAACTATTGGAACTTACGCTGGAAATGGTACGGTTCATCAAACTCCAATCTTTGGCAGACACGCTTACGCTGGAGTTGGAATAGAGGGGGTTCCTGATAAACTATTCATCAAGAAACCTGGCGACCAAGACACTTCTAACTATATCAACGCTTACAGCATGGTAGCTTGGAGAGTTTACTTTGTGCCCGTGGTTCTTAATGCATTATTCGGAGTAACATTAATATCCGGAGCATCGACTATAGCCTAAGAGGAGGTGCTCTAATGGCAGAATTAAAGAAAACCATAGGTGAAGGTTTTGGGCGTGGCGAACTCTATGATGTTTTGACCTTGTTAATGGGTGAAATGCCATATATAGCAACGATAAACGCTGGGGCAGAAACCAGTGATAAGGTTGACGTTACTATTCAGTTAAAAAATTACTCAAATGAGAATTTAGCTAAAGCAACTACTGTAATTGGGTATATTTCCTCATTAACTGGAAACATTACATCAATTACCGCAACTGGGACTACTGGAAAAGTAGAAACGTTGCTTACGAATTCTACTTATCGGTTAACTACTGACGCTACAGGTAAAGTAGTGGTGCAATTTGGAACTGTTCAAGCTGGTAGTTTCTACTTTAATGTTGCGCTACCTAACGGAACAGTGGTTCAAAGTGCTCAAATTACGTTTGCAGCATAATGTTTTAAGGGGTGCTCAATTTTAAGAGCACCCCTTAAAAATGAGGTGATATTGTGCCTTATAAATCTAAGGCTCAAATGAAAAAGTTTTTTGCAATGGAGAAAAGAGGAGAAATTCCCCCCGGAACAGCTAAACGATGGGCGGAAGAAACTCCTGATATTAAAAAACTACCTGAAAAGAAAGGTGAAAATAGTGGCAAAAAAGAAGGCAAAGAAAAAAGCTCCACTGGGAAGCGGAAAAAGGTTCAAAGAGTTAAGCGAAGAGTTGGGGGAAAAGGGAGCGAGTAATTCGGATGCCCTGGCGGCTTGGATAGGGCGTAAAAAATATGGTAAGAAAAAGTTTCAAGAATTAGCTGCGAAAGGTAGGAAAAAGAAATGATACAGTCTTCTGGGCTTAAGGGTATTTCTGCGGTAATTTGCGACGTTCCTTGCAATTATTGGGGCTGCAAGTTAATTAACGATACTGGCAAATCTCCTACATTAACTATTTATGATAGTGAAAATAGCACCACCACCAATAAAGTTGTAATTGGCTATGAACGTTCCTCTGATACTTTAACTATGGGAGGACAGGTATTACCATATCCAGTGCGATGTTTCAATGGTATTTACGCTGAGTTGTCTACTGCAGAAGGAGATTACATTATTTACTATGAAATTATTTAGGAGGACATTATGATACCTATTGATAAAGAAGATTTTGATAAAGCAATTCGGGAAATTAATGGTAAATTAGATTTAATTTTACAGTTATTAATGAACGAGGAAGTTGAGGAAAAAAGAGGTAGAGGAAGACCACCAAAGGATAAGTAGGTGATGTTGTGTTAGCTAACGTAAACGAAATATTAACTGATGTAAGAAGCTTAATTAACGAAAGCACAGAACGCTTCTGGAAAGACGATGAAATAATAAGGTGGATAAACGAGGCAGCAGAGGATTTCTCTTTTAAGACCAAATGCTTATCTTCTTATTATTACAAAATATTAACTGAGGACGACATTATAGACGATAGAGAAATTAGACTTAATCCCGACTTTATCGCACTGGACGAAGGTGGAGTTTTATATAACGATAAACCATTAACTCAGACTTCACTAAAACATTTAGACGAATGGGGAAAAGACTGGAGAAGCAGAACTGGAACACCCACTCACTTTTACTTCCGAGGCGATTATATTGGTTTTTATCCTAAACCCTCAATAGGCGATAAAGTTTCCTACTATGGTATTGAACGAGCTCCTTATCTGGACAGTGATATAGTTGAACCATTGAGTGGAGATTATAGAGTTATTGCTTTGCGGAAATGCTTGAGAGACTATGCGGTAGCCATGTGCTGGTATAAGAAAAATGAAATTGCTAAATATCAGGAAATGATGTCTCGTTATGAAATGAACGTTTTTAATGTGCAAAATTTATTAGCTGGGCACAAAAATCAAGGCGCTCAAATGATACCCGGCAGGAGAAGATAATGGCAAAACAATTTTATCGTATTCTCGACAACTTAAGTCCCTCCGAAATGAAATTAACCAGTTTACCACGCAAGCCAAATAGCTTAAATAATATGTATTTCAACGAATATGGACAGTTAGTAAAAAGAAAAGGATATGAAAAATACAATACTACGTTATTGCATTATAGCGAAAAGATACGGGGAATGCATAGATATTATAAGTCTGCTACTGAAAAAGAGTTTTTAGTAGCTTGTAATGGTAAAATTTTTAAACTTTCTGATATCGCTCCTCATAATGGGGTAGAAATAAATACCTCTCTACCTTTAACTTTTAATAAAGATGTTTATTTTGCTGACTTTTATCAAACTTGTTATTTGGTTAACGGTGCAGACGGAATGTTTAAATATAATGGAAGTTCATTTTATAAGGTTGGTATCACCCCTCCGTCTGCACCTACTTTTAATTCGAGAATTAATGGTGCTTTAACTGCTGGTAATTATTATTTTAAAGTAACTTATGTAGACGTAGACGGTTATGAAAGTAATGGTTCTCCATCTTCTGCGGCAATGGTAGCTCAAGCAGACCCTAACGATGGAATAAAAATTAATATTCCAGTATCTACTGATCCTAAAGTAGTTGGGAGAAGAATTTATAGAACTACCATGAATGGTTCTACATTTTATTATGATGGAGAGGTAGCAAACAATACTACTACTACTTATTCTTCTACTAAGTCTGACACTCAAATTAGTATGGGAACATTTTTACATGATGACCACAATGAACCTCCAGCTACTCCTCAGTATATTTGTAAACGACGTTCTCGGTTAATGTTAGCAGATAAAGATGCTTTTTATATTTCTCATATAGCTGATGTAGAATATTTCCCTCCAGACTGGGTAATTTATACTGGTGCCAGACAGGATATTACTGGAATAATTGAACAACAAGAAAGTATGGCAGTTTTTACTCAAGATAGCATAGAAAGACTTATTGGACAGGATGAAGATAATTTTGAGTTTGTTAATGCTTATTCCAGCGAGGGTTGTATTGCTCCACGTTCATTAGTTAATTGTGAAAACCTATTACTTTATTTAGGCTGTAATGGAATATACGCTTTTGATGGCGTTACGGCAAAAATTATAAACATTCCTTTAGCGGAATACTTAAAAGATAATATCAATAATTCTTATGCGCACTTATCTTCTGCTGAATATTTTGACAATAAATATTTACTTTCTTATCCTAAGGGGACTTCTAATGTCCCCAACGAAACTGTTTATATTGATTTCCGAACCGGAGCCACTGGAGTATATAATTTTGGCTTTAGCTGTTATTCTCGATGGGATAAATTAGGCGATGGTATTCAACTTTATGGTGGAAGTAATACTGTGGGACAAGTATATAAAATAGGAGTAGGAACAAGTGATGATGGAAGAAATATAAATGCTTACGATGATGTTTGTCATTTAGACTTAGGTGTTCCTGAACTTAAAAAATTATTCTATGCAATATGGATAAAAGTAATTTCTACTGATGGGGAAAACTTGAGAGTATATTATCAAATAGACGATGATGAAGAAGTTTATCAAGATATTGTAATGGATAAAAATACTGAGAAATGGTATAGAATTGCTCTTCCAGATAGTTGTAGGGGAAGGGCTATTAAGATAAGACCATCGGTAAATGATACATATGATATTACTTTTTGCGGATACATGTTAGAGTTTGACGTAGAAAGTGGAGAATACTAATGATTGGCTTAACTGACGAGAATGTTTTAGCTAACACGATTCAATCAATAAAAGACCTATTATACGGTGGATTAACTCAGCGGAACATGAAGTCTATTAGAACTTATTTTGTGGTTAATGCCATGGATAGCCTGGATAGCAATTATCCTATGTATGTTCCATTTAATATACCAGCTGATACGGTAAAAGTTGTGAGTGTGTATGTTAATTTTACATTATTGCCCTTTAGAGCATATTCTAAATCAGCGGCAAGTGCTCAACAAATGACTACCAGTGCAGGTGGGGGGACGACGGTTACTTCCAGTGCGGGCGGTGGACAAACAACGAGCGCAGGTGGGGGAACTACCATTACTTCTACTTCTGGTGG